TTACCTTGAAAGTTGCCACAAAAAATAATAGTCACTGGATCGTATCTCATCTTTGCTGAGAAAAGCTGATTTGTAATCTATCATTGAACTTACGATGGCACTACCGCCGCCTATAGCCGCTAATATACTTCCTATATTTGAAGGTAAAACGCCTGAGTACAGCCCAAAGGCAACCGCACCAGAACCAAAAATTAATTTATCACGAAGACTGTTTCTCTTCTTTATTTGATAGTCTTTAAGTTTTTTATTAATTAAATTTATTTCAGGCAGGACTGTATCCCTGAATATTTCAGGAAATATTTCTGGTTTTTGCTTCGGTGCGTCAAGCAATAGCCTATGCAGTTTATCTCTATAAACTTTAAACGATTCTTCCTCTCGCTCTCTTAGTTTAATTATTTCTAATGGATCTCGACAATGAATGGTAGGTAGGTAATGATTTATAGATTCAGTGAAGGTGGTAGAATTAATAGACATGGTTTCAGTGTTTAATTGACTTGCAACTTTGATTTTATCTTTGTTATCAAGTAAAAGCGAGGAGTTATAAAAATACGAAATCCACTCTTGTTCAATAATGTCATTTACTAACGGAAATACAAATAAGGAAAGTATGTTTTCTTCTTCAATTTCCTTGCGAGAGAATACATGTTTAGTATTTTTTTTGGATAACTTCCTTAAGTGTTTTGACTTTGGTTTTCCATCAAAATGGAGATATGACCTTCCATGCTCAAGAATATTAGTTTTATCAAGCACTTCGATGAAGATTTGCCCGTTCTCAAATTTGTCTAACGAAATAGTGCAGTTAGATAAAAAATGCTCGTTAAAAATCGCAGTTAATTTCTGCTCCTTTTTATTTATTTTTTCATAAAGTGGTTTTGCTAATGTTTCATGATGATGGGAGCAAAGTGACATGTACCCACTTGAGTATTTTATAACTCCTAATGAAAGGTAGGGTTTTAAGTATAAGTACTGGTATATTGCTGTTAGTAATTCTGCTTTTATATATTTGAAGCTCAAGTCTTCCCATGAAATATAAAGTGGTTCAAATGGGTTATTTATATATATAACATCAGCATACAAAGAAGCAAAAGAAACCAACTCATCTAACTTATTAAGGCGGCACGGTAAATTAGCACAGTTAGATACCCCTCCACTTAAGGATGAGTTGGCGATGAAAGAAAAATTTTCATTGTTTGTTATTGGGAAAGGAGTTTGGTTTCTTGTTATAAAGTATAAAGTTTCAATAAGCATAAACAAGCTATCTGGTGTTGATTTTTCAATGGATTGAGCAATTCCATCCTGTGTCCACAGTGATATAGCTAAATCCAGCTCATCAATAAATTCCATGCTTTTCTTCCTTATTTAATTAAATTTTAAATATGGATATCTTAGACCCCCACCAAGACATCAGCTCTTTTCGATGTTCTAAGTAGTCAGAACGGTTGTATGCGCGTCTGACTTTATTCCTATGACTATGCGCCAATGCAGCTTCAATTACATCTGGGTTAAAACTTGCCACATTCATTGCAGTACTGGCTATAGAACGCAAGCCGTGTGCAACAAGTTTTCCACCATAACCAATTCTTTTCAACGCAGCATTTGCAGTCTGACTATTCATCGCTTGCTTTGGATCATTTCTGGTTGGAAAAACATGCTCACGATGAGCACTGATAGGCTTCATAACTTCCAAAATATCTAAAGACTGAGGTAACAAAGGGACAATGTTTTCACGCTTCGCCTTCATCCGTTCGGCTGGAACAGTCCAGAGCTTTGAACCGAGCTCGATCTCTGCTCAACGAGTTCCAGAGGCTTCAGAAGGGCACACAAGCGTCAGGAGTTGCCATTCAATGAGACAGCAAGTCGGAACACACAGATTAGACATTACCAAAGAACGCATCAGCTTTGGCAATTCCTTTGGCCGGAGCGTCGGCATGTTTTGCTTTTTGGGTTTCTCAAATGCAATTCCAACCCCTGATGTCGGATTCGCATCTATCAGGCCAGTGTTAACTGCGTAAATCATTATCTCGTTAACACGCTGTACCAGGCAGGCTACGAACCGTCTCCAACGCTCTACGAGCTTTGATTGTCTCAAGCGCTTCAACCAGTGTACGGGCTTTGAATTGCTGAACGGGGAGCTTGCCGATGGCAGGGAATACTTTTTTTCAAGCGAGTGCCAAATGTCTTTTGCGTTATTAGGAGGTAACGCTTTTGCTTTTGAGCTTGAACCAGCTAGCGGCTACCGTTGAAAAAAACTGACCAGAGCGATTTGCTGCTGTCCTTTTGCAACTTCAGCCTGGATTTGTGGGCCGATTCCATTGGCGAATAAGGCAAGGTAATCCGCTTTTCGTCCGCGCATCAGCAAGCGAAAGGGCGGAGAAGACACCGAGGCCGATCATGGCCGCTGCTTTGTTGCCGGTCGTTGTACCGAAAGGCCAGAATTTCTTGCCGCTGGTTTTCACTGTCAGGAAAGTCCATCGCGATTATGCCGCGTTAGATCCTTCTCTAACACTTTAGCGCGAAGAACTGCAGTGTTGGTCAGCGGGCGTGTTGTCCGTGCCACTATGGCCGCTCCTTCATGAATTGGTATTCGCTTTTAGGTATCCATCCTACCGTGTACCTAAACGTATACCAATAATCACCGGATTTAGCCGGATGTTCTCGCGTAACGACAGACACAAAAAAGCCCGCAGGGCTTACGCCGTGCGGGCTCTCAGGACTTCATCGGATGACTCTGGTAATCACCGATGGAGAATTTTGGTGGAGCTGGCGGGAGTTGAACCCGTGTCCGAATTTCTTTAAGCATATAATAAATATGAATTAAATTTATATAAAAATACTCGCGGCTTCTTTACGGCTCCTTTCGTGTCCCGCCGCTGGCAAGTAGTGGTCTTCGCTCAGTGTTTCCGTCGTACTCTTTCAAATAAGATCCGTAGTGCCTGAAGAGCATCTCCGGTCCCTTGTGGCCCATCTGCCCCGCAAGCCAGAAAAGGTTGGCGCCCTGGCTGATGTGGCGCGTCGCAAATGTATGCCGGGTCTGGTATGGGTTGCGGTACCTAATCCCCGCTTTACGCAAAGTTGGCACCCAGGCCTTTTTGCGGATCGCATCTGCGCTGGCCCACGGCTTATTCGTTTTCGGATCCTCAAAAATAGTCGCATCTTTCATGAAGGTGAAAGTTTTCTGATTAGCTAACACTGACATCGCCACATCGTTAAGTTCTACTTTGCGTGTGCCTGCCTTTGTTTTCGTCCCCTTAATAACGCCAACTACACTCGCGTTCTGAACATGCGCAGTCTTCCCAATGAAGTCGATATCGCGCCAGCGCAGCGCGCATAACTCTGAACTGCGTAAACCTGTCTGGATAGCGAACATAAACAGGTTTTCCCACTGCTTATTACCGGCAGAGGATAGGAGGGCATCTATTTCTGCTGGTGAAAGCGGATCGACAATATAGTCGCTGTTAGCAGTCGATTTGTCGCTTTGATACCGTGATGCAGTTACCAGTGATACGGGGTTAAGTTGGAGCACTCCATCTGTTACAGCCTCATCAAGCGCTGAGCGCAGGAAAGAAAGTTGATTACGAATTGTTTTTAGCGTGGTGGTGCGGCTTTGGATCCATGCTTTCATTGCTGCCGGCGTAAGCTCGCTTGCAGGCAATGAATGAAGGGCTGCCAGCGCGCTACGGCATTTTTTATAACCGCCGATAGTTGAAGGTGATAATTTTCGTGTTTCACAAATGCCAATATACTCGTCCAGGTACATCTTGACGGTTTTACCAGCAGCTGCATTTCCGAATATCTTCAGGCGCGCTGATCGCGGGAAGTATTCAGCGTAAACGAACGTCCCGCGCTCAATTTTATTATAAATCTCGCCGAGGGTACGCTCGGCGTATTTAAGGTTCTTACTGTTCACCTCAAGATTAGAGAGCGGCTCACGGCACTTAACTCCTTTATAGGTGAAAGTAATATTAATTGTCTCTCCCTGGCTATGCTTTCTTACGGTCACGCCGCGCGGGAGCTTTGGCAGCTCTGTCTTGCCCATTTAGCAACCTCATTTAGATCAATCCATCTTTCCTTAACGCCTTCCACCTTCAGCACCTGCACGCCTTCACGCCAAACCCCGCGTTGTACACGTTTGGTGATGGCATCAGGTGTCTCGCCAGTTTCTTTGCAATAAGTTGAGATGGGAACACAATCGAGGTTCAGCATAATTCCTCCACTAGTACCGGCTGCACCCGGCTATTTCTGGTCAAAAACGCATACATCGCATCTTGCGGCTGACATCCATATGCTGGTGGCCTTAGTTGCCGCCGCGCTGTCTTTTGGGTGTAGCAACCCTCCCCATGCGAAATGGGGTAAGTCTGTTTAAACAGGTTTTATTCACTCCCGTGAAAAGGGGCGGTAATCTGCACTGGCCGCCGGCTAGTTTCTCCACACAACATAGAAGAGCACCTGCGATTAGGAGTCCCGCCTGGATGGAGTGGGTTGTGAGCCCGTCACCTGGTGATGCCCTTGTGTGTTGAGTAAAAAAGGTGGAGATAACCTGCTACTCGGGTCGCCAATACAAGGATCTAACGCATATTTTTTGCCTGTCTTTTCTCCACTTCAGGCTCGGTGGATCTGGCTATTCCCCAACAACCAGAGTTCAGTTAATCTGGATATCCCCAGCAACCACATGAGTACTTTTCAATGAAAAATTATTCAGATTATGAAGAGCGGCACATGTCTCCTTTCAAGAGACCTGAGCCACCAAAACCCAACGACGAAGACTGAGGTACCGCATGAACCGTGACGATATAATTTTTGATATTCATTATTCGCACTATCTGGAAAAGATGTTTGCCACCCTTACAGGGCGGATTGACCGAATAATTACGTTCATAATTATTTTGTCCGGGTGCGGCGTATTTGTTTCCGTGACTGGCTATTTTATTGTCGGCGCATTGATAGCTGCGTTGTCGATCTGCCAGGTTGTATTTCAGTTCTCCCGGGCGTCAGGTGTTGCGGCGGAGCATGCAAGAAAATATCTGACATTAATCACAGATGAGCCAGCATTATCGAATGAGGAATTGTTGTCCCGCTTTAAACTTTTGCAGGATTCCGATTCGGAGCCATGGGGATCGCTTAAACCAGCCGCGCATAAACGCGCTTCAATAGTGCTTGGTCGCATTGACAATTCCCGTGCTCTCACTAGCAAGGAGGCTTTTCTCGCAAGGCTTGGGGGAGATCTTCCAGTATAGGGGGTTAAGATGATTGAAAGAGCTGGTGGACATAAGCCAACACAACCACGGCCACCTGTCCAACCAAGTCCCCGCCCGCAGGGTTAGGGATATCCAGATTGTTAAAGAGCAAAGCGTCTATAAGGGCGCTTTTTACTGTTTGTGAATTATCCGGTCATTCATGCGCCACCGGCGGCTACTCCGTAGGCGTCCTGCCTGTTCGCTTTCATTTATGAAAATCTAAAATAACTTAGATTAAAGGTCAAGCAGAAAACCTAAACTAATTTAGATTCTCTGGAGTGGGGAAGGTTTTACTTGCGGCGCATTACCCGGCGGTGTTCGACAACCACCCCGATGATATGAATTTTTTCTTTAGCGGAATTTCTGACAGCGTAGTCTTCGTTGAGCGGCACGAGTTCAAATATTTCTTCGCCGGATTCGCTGACTCCGCGTGCTCGATACTTCTTAAATGTGGCTTCGTCACCGCCATTCTTAGCGACAACGTAATCGCCTGGGCCGGGGCGTAATTCGGGATCTACGATGATTACATCGCCTTCAACAAAATCGGGTTCCATAGATTTTCCTTTGACCTTGAGGGCAAAGGTGCAACGAGAATGAAACTCTGACGTCAAAATATAATCCACCGTTCCATCAAGATTTCTGGCGTCGCACTCAGCTGACAGGCACCAGCCTGGACATAGCTAATGATCGGGATTTGTTGCGCGGCAACAGGTGCAGGTCCAACGTTAGCTTCATCTTCCCGACCGTACAAGAGAAACCCTTCACTTACGCCAAGGTATTGAGCGAGCTTTGTTAGCGATTTACCGCCTGGAACGTTCAAATCCCTTTCCCAGTATCCAACCGTCACATCTGAAACCCCGAGCGCTTTACCGAGCTGGCCTTGGGTAAGCTTTCTTTGCTTCCTTAATTCCTTTAACCGCGTGCCAAGTGTTCCCACGATTCAACCCTTAGAAATGAAAACCTAAGTAATCTTAGTTTTTATTGATCTAAAAAAGATTAGATTATAATATCTAAATATTCTTAGGAGGACGCTATGACCACGACTGAACTTGAGCAGTATTTTGGCTCACCGAACAAGGCTGCTGAGTTTTTTGGAGTGTCGCCAGAAGCTTTTTATCAATGGCGTACAAGACCCGGGCAATTAATCCCGAAAGGCCGCGCAGCAGAAGCAGCTGCTCGTACCAAAGGAAAGCTCAAATACGACGCTTCGCTTTATCAAAAGCGTAACGAAAAAGCGGCTTAGCCGTAACTACCAAAGGACAAACAAGATGGTAGACAACATCAAAGCAGCAATCAGTGCGATGTGTAAGGCGCACCCCGCCGGCCGCCTCGGGATGGCTGCCGATCTCGGCATGAGCATCGACACCTTTCATAACCACATGTACCAGAAATGCGGCAGCCGCTTCTTCACGCTGGCCGAACTTGAGCGCATGGAGGACCTGTCCGGCGTATCAATGCTGGCGGAATATGCCGCGGCGCGCGTTGGCAAACTGCTGGTGGACGTTCCGAAGCCGGAAAGCATGGACAACGTGGACCTGTTCGCGATCGACATGAACACCAGCGCGGCGAAAGGCCAGCTGGCGCAGGCGCAGATTGAAGCAGCGGAGGATGGGGTAATTGACCGTCATGAACGCAAAAAGCTCTCTGAGCTGTTTCGCAAGACCATTCGCCACCAGTTCCACGGGTTCATGGGCTTTATGGCGCTGTATGGGGTTTCAGACCAGGCAGTGGAAGTATTTATGAGCACCAGAAAAGGTGACGCCCCGAGTGTGCAGCTCGAGGCGTCGGGCGCGTCTTTTCAATAGTGGAGAAACTACGCATGAACAGTTTAACAACACGTTACCGCAGGTCGCAACTTATTGCGCTGCCGGTACCGGGCGGAGCCGGTCCGGTGCAGTACCGGTATGCAGTGAGAGTATCAGGCCAATGTGTGCCCGTCAGCTACCAGCTCGTTCAGCAGATGGTAGGGGAGTTTAACCGCCAGGCGGAGGCTTTCGCGTGCAGGAACTCAACAGACGATACCGCGACTGGCGGGGAACTGAAGTCCATGTCACCGGTTACGATCCCGAAAAGCGACAGGTTATCTTCCGGCGCGCGGGTTACCCGCACGACTGCATGCAGCCTGTTGAGCGGTTCCGCGAGAAGTTCAAAAGGGTGGATACATGAGCGTTAAGTTATCAGCGTACGTGTGGGATGGATGCGCGAGTGCCGGAATCAAAGGCACGAAGCTGCTGATCCTGGCGCGCCTGGCTGATTTTTCCAGCGATGAAGGTATCAGCTGGCCCAGCGTCGACACCATCGCGCGCCAGATTGGCGCCGGTCGCAGCACCGTTATTACCGCAGTTGGTGAGCTTGAGCGTGACGGATGGCTGACCCGTAAAGAACGCCGTCAGGGCCAGCGCAGCGGTACCAACATCTACACGCTGAATGTGGCGCGCCTGCGCCAGGCGGCTGCCGGTGCTTATTCTCAGGGTCCAGTTTCTGAACATTCAGAATCTGGACGTTCAGAATCCGAAGGTTCAGAAGCTGGACGTCCAGAATCTGAACGTCCGGAAAACCGCAATAACCGGGCTTCTCAGGGTCCAGAATCTGGACACGATCCGTCAGTAACTTCAAAACAAGAACCATCAGATAAACAACCTTCTTGTCAGGTTGCCCGGCAACCCGACGCTGAGCAGCTGATCACCGATAAAGCGATTGCTGTGCTGAAGCACCTGAATCTGGTCACCGGAGCGCGTTACCAGAACTCGAAATCCTCACTGGAGAATATCCGGGCCCGGCTGCGCGAAGGTCATTCGGTGGACGACCTGCAGCTCGTGGTCGACTACAAACATGAGCACTGGCACGACACGGAAATGTACGACTACATGCGCCCGCAGACGCTGTTCGTCCCGGGCAAGCTTGAAGGCTACCTGCTGAGCGCTACCCGCTGGAAAGAGCGCGGATGCCCGCCCCGCCAGCAGTGGAAGCAGCGCAGTGTGCAGCGCGACGACAGCGCATTTAAAGCCAGCTATGCCGGTGTTGATTACAGCCAGGTCCCGGAGGGGTTCAGATCATGAAAAACGAGAAGCTGAAACACGAAGTTTTTGAAGAGCTGGCCTGCCAGCTGGAAAGACAGAATCTGTGGCGCCGCGCCGCACATGCCTACCTGGCTGCGTTCGATGCCTCGAAGAGTAACCGGGACCGCGAACGGCTGGCGAAGAAGCGTACCCAGTGCCTGAAGATGAGCAACCGCGTTGGTTACGTGGAAGGCCGTTGCTATCTGGCCGGTAACTATATGGGGGAGCTGTGATGAGTTATCAGATACATGTTGGCCTTTGTGAGGACGTATTGAAGCGTCTGCCTGATAACTCTGTTGACAGCATCGTCACTGATCCACCGTACGGTCTGAGCTTCATGGGCCATAAATGGGACTACAGCGTACCAACGGTCGAACAATGGCTGGAATGTTTGCGTGTTCTTAAGCCGGGGGGACATATGCTCGCCTTCGGCGGGTCAAGAACTTATCACCGGCTGGTAGTGAATGTTGAAGATGCCGGTTTCGAAGTTCGCGATCAGATTTTATGGGTCTATGGCACCGGTTTCCCAAAAAGCAAAAATCTGAAGGGGGATTTTCAGGGCTGGGGTTCTGCTCTCAAGCCTGCTCATGAGCCAATAGTCCTGGCGCGTAAACCACTTAGCGCTTCCATTGAAGCTACGATGAAAATGTATGGTACCGGTGCCCTCAACATTCAGAGTTGTCGTGTACCTACTGATAAACAGGACGTTATGGGGCGCTGGCCTGCAAATCTTATTCATGACGGAAGCGAAGAAGTTGTAACCCTTTTCCCTACAAACGCTGGCGCAGCATCACCGGTAACTGGCAATGAACCAACCACTAACGGCTTCAGCGGCTCCGTTTCATTTTCCGGAATGATTGGCCGCATGCCTGGAGTGTTCCATGGAGATAAAGGGAGCGCTGCAAGATTTTTCTACTGCGCCAAAGTAAGTCCGTCTGAAAGAGATGAGGGCATGGAGCGTTTCAACTCGATTTCTGCATCTGAAATGACTGGCGGACGCAAAGAAGGAAGCGCCGGTCTTAACGATCCACGTGCTGGTGCAGGTCGTACCGGAGGGGCAAGAAATAACCACCCAACGGTCAAACCAGTCGCGCTGATGAAGTACCTGTGCCGTTTGATTACTCCACCAGGAGGAAATGTGCTTGATCCATGGATGGGAAGTGGAAGCACTGGTCGGGCGGCACTTGAGGAAGGTTTCGGCTTTATTGGTATTGAGAAAGATCCTGACTACGTCACAGTGGCATCTGCGCGTCTGGCGTTCTCGTATAAAAAAGCCTCCTCTACGGCCCCTATCGAAAAGAGAGGGGAGGTAAAAGAGTGAGCTATCCACAACTCTTAACCGTTCGCCAGCAGGAAGTGCTGGATATGCTCGCGGATTTCCAGAGACGAAACGGTTACCCGCCGACACAGAAAGAAGTGGCCCAGCTTATGGGGGCCGCTTCACCCAACGCTGCGACCGATATGCTGCGTAAGCTGGAGAAGAAAGGCGCCATATCGTTATCAAAAGGCGTCGCCCGCGGCATCACCATCAACGGCATCGCCAAAGAAGATGAGGCGGTTTCTCTGCTGCGCGAGATGGTAAAGGGTAAAGCCGAAGCTCGCGATCGTGCGGTGGCGTTCCTGAAAGCGCGGGGTGCCATTGCATGAAGCTGACCCTGCCTTTTCCCCCGAGCGTTAACAGCTACTGGCGGGCCCCGACTAAGGGGCCGCTAAAAGGCCGTCACCTTGTCAGCGCCGACGGGCGCAAATATCAGAGCAATGCCGCAGCGGCCGTCGTTGAGCAACTGCGGCGCATACCCAGGCCTGTCACCAGCCTGCTGGCGGTGGAGGTGGTGCTTTACCCCCCTGACCGGAAACGCCGCGATCTGGATAACTATATGAAGGCACTTTTCGATGCGCTGACGCTGGCCCATGTCTGGGAGGACGACAGCCAGGTGAAAAAGATGCTGGTGGAGTGGGGCCCGGTAACAAGCAAAGGGAAGGTGGAAATCACTATAAGCAACTTTGGGATAGGTACAGTATGAGGGCTCTCTTAACACCGGAAATAGCGCGTGGAATGGGTATCGTGCTGCTGCGCCCCGGCCCTGAACTGATGCCTATATTTGCAAACGGGCGCGTGCTTGTGGAGGTTCAGCCAGAAAGTATGGTGCGTTTCCCGAGCGGCGCGGTGCCGCCGGCGCACCAGCCCCTGGCCGATGACGAAGGACTGCAGGTCTTCTTTACTGATGAGAGGGTGATCCGGGCTGCTGGTGGCATTAATGGGCTGGAGCACTGGCTGATCAAGCAGCAGGGCGGCTGCCAGTGGCCGCATAGTGAGTACCATCACCATGAGATGACCACGATGCGGCATGAGCCCGGCGCGCTGCGTCTGTGCTGGCACTGTGATAATCAGCTGGCCGAACATTTTACTGAGCGCCTGTCAGCAATTGCCCGTTCCAATGTGATAGCCTGGATTATCAGCGTCGCGCGCGGAGCCCTTGCCTTTAACGATACCCACGAGCTGACTCTGCCGGAGTTGTGCTGGTGGGCTGTCAGGATGGATATCACAGATGCGCTGCCGGACAGCGTGGCGCGCCGCGCGCTGCGCCCTCAACCTTTGCCCGTGCAGGGCGTGTCGCGAGAAAGCGATATGGTTCCGGGACCGTCGGCTGCTGAAATAGTACAGACGAAAGCACAGCGTGCTGGTGTCGTGAAGACGCTAGTGAACTGCGACACGCCGCAGGAACAACAGCCGCGGGTGGTTACGCTGACAATCGACCCTGAGTCGCCTGAAAGTTACATGCTCCGGCCAAAGCGCCGCCGCTGGGAAAACGAGAAATACACCCGCTGGGTTAAGCAGCAGCCTTGCGCATGCTGCAACCAGCGTGCAGACGACCCCCATCACCTGATCGGCCACGGGCAGGGCGGGATGGGTACCAAAGCCCATGACCTTTTCGTATTGCCTTTGTGCAGAAGGCATCACGACGAGCTCCATCGGGACACCGTGGCATTCGAAGAAAAATATGGCTCACAGCTCGAGCTGATTTTTCGTTTTTTAGACCGCGCGCTCGCGATCGGCGTGCTGTCGTAAGTGGAGTGGAGACCACACATGAACCTCGAAGCCTTACCAAAGTTCTATTCCCCGAAATCACCCAAACTCAATGATGAGATACCAGCCACCGGCAGCGCCGCGCTGACCATCTCGGATGTAATGGCCGCACAGGGCCTCGTCCAGTCTAAGGCGGCGCAGGGGTTTAACCTCTTCCTCGCCAAAATGGGCATTCAGGATCCGCAGCCCGCTATTGATGGCTTGGTTAAATATGCGCTCACGCTAAATAACGCCGTAATGAAAAAACTCGGTGAGAGCGCTCGCGAGGAAATAGCCCTTTGTCTGGCTCAGTTCGCCTACAGCGACTATGCGCGCTCGGCAGCCAGCAGCTGCGAATGCCATCACTGCGAAGGAAAAGGGGGTAAGCGCGTGCGTCGGGAGGTGGTGAAGCATCCTGGCGTGAAAGGCGTGGATGCGACAATTCGCGTAGAGGAAGTGGAAGAACTCTGTAAGCACTGCGGTGGGAAGGGGGTTATCAGTACGGCCTGCCGGGACTGCTCGGGACGGGGAACGGCGCTCGACCGTAAGCGTACCGAGTTACACGGCGTGCCGGTGCAAAAGCTGTGTGAACGATGTGGCGGTAAAGGGTTTGCACGTCTTCCCACCACTCTGGCGCGCCGTCAGGTGCAGGTTCTGGTGCCTGATATGACGGATTATCAGTGGTACAGCGGGTTTGCTGACGTTCTTAACCTGCTAGTGACGAAATGCTGGCAGGAAGAAGCATTCGCGGAAAAGATGCTGCGCGAAATCACACGTTAGAGGCGTGATTAAACATTTTAGCGACACGATTCTTGCCAAATTCAAAAAAATTGGGTAGGATTTTTCTAACGATGGGCATTGTGTATCCACCGTTCAGAACCCGCTCAATGCAGCGGGTTCTTACGTTTGCAGCATAAAATTTAGCTTCGATCAAAAATCCAGCTTTATGACATTCAAACTTTCTCAAGGTAATGAGATGCTTCTATCTCCCCAAGCCAGAGAGTGACGAATGATGCATATCACATTTAACGATATCGTTCAGGTAAGAAAAGAAGTTGATGATAAAATTAATGGTCTGACACAACTTCTGCGTAATGAAGCAGCTGAGTTTCTCACGCAATATAGGGATTCCTTATTTACTGGTAGACAGACTTGGTCAGATGGTCAAAAAGATTATGAATTCGCCAAAGTAACTAGCTGTAATGAACAGGGCCTTACACGACATCAACCTGTAAATGAATTAGCCCTTGATGCAAGAAATTCTATAACCTTTACTCTAGAAACTGTAACTAACACCGATACTGAAGGTGGTTCTTGGGAAAGCGTTGATATTAGAATGTATCAGCAAGGGCGCAGCATCAATGTTGAAATATATCCGGGTGGTCGCCGCGTGGAAGTTCCACTGAATAGCGGTAATAATAGTTATTTTGAAGCATGTAATGCTGTTAAAGAAACAGTGGTTGAAAAAATTAGGTCCAGACTATCTAATTAAAGTAACTAATTTTTAAATAGGCCGCCAAGAGGTGGCCTTTTTATTATTCAATGTATCCAATATAAAAATCATCATCAAATATATACGCGTAACCTTATATTAGTTACCGTTCACATTTCCCCTCGCTCAGAGAGGATGCACAGCAACAGAGGGGGCTAAATGTCTGATCCGGTTTCGGGAACTGTCGCAGCAGGTGCTGCGCTTACTGGTGCGAGCATTTATGGACTGCTGACCGGCACAGATTACGGCGTAATTTTTGGGGCGTTTGCCGGTGCGGTCTTTTATGTTGCCACTGCGGCAGACCTGACACTGATCCGGCGCGCCGCCTATTTTGTTGTTTCGTACATCGCTGGCGTTTACGGTGCCGGGCTGGTGGGCTCCAAACTTGCCAGCTGGACGGAATACAGCGACAAGCCGCTTGATGCACTGGGGGCCGTTATCCTCTCTGCGCTGACGATTAAAATCCTGACGTTCGCCAGCCAGCAAGACCCCGCGCAGTGGTTCCTGCGGTTGAGAGGGGGAGCCAATGGTAATAAGTGATCCGCTGATATTGACCAACGTGGCGACGTGCTCGGCCATTGTGTTGAGGCTGATGCTGTTCCGTAAACCCGGAGCCCGGCATCGGTGGTGGGCATCGTGGCTGGCCTACCTGATTATCCTGGCGTATGCCTCTGTGCCGTTCCGCTACGCATTCGACTTTTACGTCCACACACACTGGGCGTCGGTCATCATCAACTTAATCATCTGTGCCGCCGTGTTCCGTGCCCGGGGCAACGTGGCGCGCCTTTTCCATGTACTGAGGCCCGAATGAACCAACAAAAATTTCAGCAGGCGGCTGGTTTAAGCGCCAGCTTGGCTGCGCGCTGGTTTCCGCACATTGATGCGGCAATGCGTGATTACGGCATCACTGCGCCGGTCGATCAGGCAATGTTCATTGCGCAGGTCGGCCATGAAAGCACCGGCTTTACCAGGCTGGTGGAGAGCTTCAACTACAGCATCGCAGCGCTTAATGGTTTTGTCCGGGCTGACCGGCTAACTCAGGATCAGGCCAACACGCTGGGCCGCCGCACGTATGAAAAGGTGCTGCCCCTTGAACGTCAGCGCGCGATCGCCAATCTGGTTTACAGCAAGCGCCTCGGTAATAACGCCTCGGGTGATGGCTGGAAATATCGCGGACGCGGGCTCATCCAGATCACCGGGCTTGAGAATTACCGCGATTGCGGCGCCGCGCTGAAACTCGACCTTGTGAGCTCGCCGGAACTGCTTTCCGAAGACGCCACCGCGGCGCGATCTGCAGCATGGTTCTATACCAGCAAAGGCTGCCTGAAATATCCGGGCGATTTGCTGCGCGTCACGCAGATTATTAACGGTGGGCAGAACGGGCTGGAAGACAGACGGGCCCGCTATGCGGCAGCGCGCCGGGTGCTCTGATGGCTACAGTATGGGGCTTTGTCCGAGCATGGTGGAAGCCGCTACTCTTCCTGGCCGCTGTGGGATTTGCGCTTTATTACCGGGCCTCGCTCACAAAAGCTGAGGCATCTTTAACCGAAGTTAATCGTGAATTAAAACTGGCTAAAGATGACATTGAGGATATGAAGCGCCGTCAGCGCGACGTGGCTGCGCTCGATGCCAAATACACGAAGGACTTAGCGGATGCTCAGAAAAATATTGCTCAGCTTGAGCGCGATGTGGCTGCTGGCCGTAAGCGGTTGCAGCTCAACGCTACCTGCGAAAAGAACGCCGCCACCGGCGCCACCGGCCTGGATGATGGAACCGGCCCCCGACTTACTGACGCCGCTCAACGGGATTATTTCACCCTCCGCAAGCGAATCAAAACAGTGACCAGCCAGCTTAATGGCCTACAGGAGTACGTTCGGGAGCAGTGCTTGAGGTAAAAAAAAAGCCCCATGGCTGGGGCGACGACAGGATAGATATTTTCTCTTTTTATAATTACTAACGCAGCGTTGACTTGTTTTCCCTGATGCTTCTTCTTGTAAGACATTCCTGTCTGTATGGTCTTCATCCCTGTGACTCACAGACCTTGTTTGTAGGAGCCACTCCACCAACAAGATGGAAATAATCCTGGCCGATATATTCAGCTTAACAAGCGGCAGGCATCTTTTATCGGAATATTCTAGGGATAGTTGTACGGTGGGCGGCCTGCTGTACAGTTAGGCAAGCCGGTATATAGAAGCGTTCTCAAAACATAGTGAAGCACTAAACCCCACAAGGCGCTTTCACAGCAGAGCGCCTGATGATGTTCTCTCCACTCTGCACAACAATACGATTAGCTACGCTGTGAAGCGCCGCGACCCCGGCCCACTGCTCACCTTTGAGCAACCAGACAACTAACAGAACAGGTAAAGCAATGAGCGAAGCTAAGCCGCAGGACGGCACCACCGTTAAAGGTTATCGCACGTTAACGCCGGGCGATATTGAGGTGATGAACCGGATGAAAGATGTGAGTCGTCATTTCCTCAACCTACTGGATACAGCTAAAGAAACAGGCGCAGATCCGCGCTGGGTTGCTATGGCAAAAACGGAAATGCAGAAAGCTTGCATGTTTGCGTGTCGCTCTGTAGCCATGACTGATGACGACTGCTAAGGCATTACAGCAGGCATTCACTGAGTGCCTGTGATAATGCAATGGAATATACTCACCAAAAAAAGGTAAGGATGCTATGGACGAAAAAGTCATTGCTTTAACTATGCTACAAGCGGCGAAAGATTCCGCAGAATGGGCGTTTTGGTCCATGATAGGCACATGGTTTGCTGGTATTGCTACCTTTTTGGCTGTGTGCGTATCCCTACATATAGGCTTAAAAAAACCTAAAGCCCATATCAGTTGTCGAATTAGTATTGGGGTCACTTGGGCCGGACCATATACGAAAAAAGGTGTAATGATTGTTATTACGAACCTGTCTCTTAATGCGGTAAAAGTCACATCAATAAACTGGACATTTAAAAAAGACATAACTTTTTACCAACCTTTCAACTCGGCTTTATCAATGCAATTGCCTCAAAAGTTAGATTATGGTGAGCAGGCTAATTTCTGGATAGACATTGATCAACAATCTGAGTGGATTGAAAAAATAGCATCTGGTTTGAAAGCTCAAGGCGCTGACCCTAAAGATTTCAGGTGTGAAGTGAGTGTCACTACTGGAGAAAGCTTTACATTTGAGGTTGAAAAATCGGTGATGGATAAGATCATCAGTAGTTATCAGCAGCTCACATAACGTTTTCTCATACCTACCTTATTGTTTGGTTTTCTAAGCATATCGCACTTTTATAACTTGGAATCATTCAGTTATAAGCCACCGGCATTTGCTGGTGGCTTTTTTATTGGAGCTACTCGTATGCCATCCGCCATCCCTCGAGCTTGCCGCAAGCGCGGATGCCCCGGCACTACAACAGACCGTTCGGGTTACTGCGAGGCTCACCGTAATGAAGGCTGGCAGCAGCACCAGCGAGGGCTGAGCCGCCACCAGCGCGGTTACGGCAGTAAATGGGACGTCATCCGCGCCCGCATCCTTAAACGTGACAGGCACATCTGCCAGGCATGCCTGCGCAATGGCAGGCCGCGTCCAGCTGAGACGGTCGACCACATTATTCCGAAAGCTCACGGCGGCACTGACGACGACGCTAATCTCGAGGCGTTATGTTGGCCATGTCATAAGCGTAAGACTGCAACGGAGAGAACACGATGAGCTTTACACGTTGTACCTACTGCGGCTCGCAGCTTCATACCCTCGCGAATTGCCCTAAAACGTGGAGCGGCTCAGCGCGCCGCGCGAACCTGCGCTGTGGTTACTGTGGTCAGTCTGGACACAATTCCAGCGCCTGCCCGCACAATGCCAGCAGCGCCCGGCGGCGCCATCTCAACGATGACTTTACCCTCGACTGATTGTGAAATGATTGATTTCACATGAAATTATTTGAATATAAATGATATCAATTCTCATATCCGGGAGGGCGGGGCAAAAGTTCAGGGCCCTGTCTGCTAAGGACCGCCGCCTAACCCTTTTTCACACCGCCGCAGGTTAGAAAACTTTTTTATGGGGTCCCCCACTCGATGATCAATAGGAGTTTTCGATTATGTCCGGACCACCGAAAACCCCGACCCATCTGCGTTTGGTGAGGGGTAACCCATCAAAACGCCCGATCAATAAAAATGAGCCACAGCCCCCTGCAGGGGTACCCCCAACTCCTAAGCATTTCGACAAACAGGCGAAGTACTGGTTTAAGCGAATGGCTGAAGAGCTGGATGCCGTCGGCGTCATTTCGCAGCTGGACGCCCGCGCGCTCGAATTGCTGGTTGAGGCTTATACCGAGTACCGGCACCACTGCGATACGCTGGAAATCGAGGGCTATACATACCGCACTGAAACGCAGACGGGGGATGTACTGATTAAGGCGCATCCGGCAGCAATGATGAAGTCAGATGCCTGGAAGCGGCTGCGCGCCATGCTGGCAGAATTTGGGATGACGCCAGCCAGCCGGTCGAAGGTCAGCGCCAAAACGCCGGAGGCGGTTGACCCGCTGGCTGAGTTCATGAAAGCGAGGGATTAATGGCTAAGGTTGCCGATGGTATCCGCTACGCCGAGCGCGTCGTGGCGGGGGAGATTATTGCCTGTGAATACGTCCGGCTGGCCTGTCAGCGTTTTCTGGACGATCTGCAAAACGGCGAGGCGCGGGGTATTTTTTTCAGCGAGCCCCGCGCCCAGCACATCCTGAATTTTTATAAGTTCATTCCACATGTGAAAGGCGCTCAGGCCGGGCAGCCGATCGCCCTGATGGACTGGCATGTTTTCATCCTTATCAATATTTACGGTTTCGTTATTCCGCTGGTGGATGAGGAGACCCACAAGGTAGTGCTGCGAAATGATGGCAGCGGCCGCCCGGTAATGGTGCGGCGGTTTCGTACCGCTTACAACGAGGTGGCGCGTAAGAACGCCAAATCCACACTTTCTTCCGGGGTTGGCCTGTACATGACGGGCGCGGATGGCGAGGGTGGGGCCGAGGTCTACTCTGCGGCCACAACCCGCGACCAGGCGCGTATCGTTTTCGAAGATGCCAAAAATATGGTGAAAAAAGCGAAATCGACGCTTGGGCGCCTGTTCGAGTTCAACAAGCTGGCTATCTATCAGGAGCAAAGTGCCTCTAAATTCGAGCCGCTTTCCAGTGACGCAAATAACTTGGACGGCCTGAATATTCACTGCGGCATTGTTGACGAGCTGCACGCTCATAAAACCCGTGACGTATGGGACGTTCTGGAGACGGCAACCGGCGCACGCCTGCAGTCCCTGCTGTTTGGTATTACCACCGCGGGTTTTAACAAAGAAGGCATCTGCTACGAGCTGCGCGATTACGCCATCAAGGTGCTGCGCGGTTTCAACAGTGAAGTGGAGGGGGCGGTCAAAGACGACACCTTCTTCGCCATCATCTACACCCTGGACGACGGCGACGACCCGTTCGACGAAACGGTATGGCAGAAGGCTAACCCCGGACTTGGTATCTGTAAGCGCTGGGATGATCTGCGCCGCCTGGCGAAGAAAGCAAAAGAGCAGGTGTCCGCCCGGGTTAACTTTTTCACCAAGCATATGAATATCTGGGTGACCGCCGAGTCTTCCTGGATGGACATGCTGAAGTGGGATAAATGCGAATTTATCGCGCCGGCGCATGAGCTGAAAACCTACCCGCTGTGGGTCGGCGTCGACCTGGCGAACAAAATCGACATTTGCGCCGCCGTAAAAGCCTGGCGATCCCCTGATGGTCACGTTCACGCCGACTTTAAGTTCTGGTTGCCCGAAGGACGACTGGACAAATGCTCGCGGCAGATGGCTGAGCTTTACCGTAAGTGGGCAGAGCTGGGCAAACTCATCCTCACTGATGGTGATGTGATCGACCATGCCCAGATTAAAGAAGAACTGCAGGAGTGGGTGACCGGCGAGAGCCTCAAAGAGATTGGCTTCGATCCATGGAGCGCCACCCAGTTCAGCCTTGCGCTTACTGAAGAGGGCTTACCCCTGGTTGAAGTGCCGCAGACGGTGCGCAATTTCTCCGAAGCCATGAAAGAGGTTGAGGCGCTGGTTTACGGCGGCCGGTTCCACCACAGCAATCACCCCGTGATGAACTGGATGATGTCGAACGTCACGGTGAAGCCGGATCGTAACGACAACATCTTTCCCAACAAATCGACACCTGAGGCCAAGATTGATGGTCCGGCTGCGCTGTTCACCGCGATGAGTCGTCTGCTCGTTAACGGTGGCAATGACCAGCAGGACCTGAGCGGCTTCTTTGATAATCCCATCATGGTAGGTTTCTGATGAAGAAAAATAAGCAGCCGGGCAGGGTGAAAAGCGCCCTGCTTAACTGGCTGGGCGTCCCCATCAGCCTGACCAACGGGACGTTCTGGCAGGAATGGTACGGTACGAGCAGCAGCGGGAAGGTGGTCACCGCGGATAAGGCCATCCAGCTGTCAGCGGTCTGGGCCTGCGTCCGGCTGCTGAGCGAGTCAATATCAACGCTACCGCTGAAGATTTACGAGCGGCAGCCTGACGGCTCGCGCAGGCTGGCCCAACAGAATCAGGTTTACCAGGTACTTTGTCGCAGGCCGAATCTGGAGATGACACCATCGCGGTTTATGCTGATGCTGGTGGCGAGTATCTGTCTTCGCGGAAACGCCTTCGTGGAGAAGCTGTTTATCGGCAACAAACTGGTTTCGCTGGTGCCGTTGCTTCCCCAGAACATGGTGGTAAAACGCCTCGATACCGGCCGGCTTGAGTACACCTACACCGAGAACGGTACTGCGCGTGTCATTACGGAAAGAAACCTGATGCACATTCGCGGCTTCGGTCTTGACGGGGTCTGCGGCATGATGCCGCTGAGTTCCGGGCGGGATGTGATCGGTGCCGCAATGGCGGTCGAAGAGTCGGCTGCCAAAATATTTGAGAACGGTCTGCAGAGCTCGGGTTTTCTCTCAGCAGAAATGCCGCTGGATAAAGATCAACGCGAACGGCTGCGCAGCTACATGGCACAGTTCACCAGTTCAAAGAATGCCGGGAAAATCATGGTGCTTGAAGGCGGTCTGAAATATCAGAACGTCACGATGAATCCAGAAGCAGCTCAGATGCTGGAGACGCGCTCTTTTGGCATTGAGGAAATCTGCCGCTGGTTCCGCGTGCCGCCGTTTATGGTCGGGCATACCTCTAAGCAGAGCAGCTGGGCATCAAGCCTGGAGGGAATGAACCTGCAGTTTCTGACCCATACGCTGCGGCCACTGCTGGTCAATATTGAGCAGGAGATTTCCCGCTGCCTGCTGAACGGTGAAGAGGACATTTTTGCCGAGTTTTCTGTTGAGGGGCTGCTGCGTGCCGACAGCGCAGGGCGCGCCGCCTACTATACCAGCGCGCTGCAGAACGGCTGGATGTCACGCAATGATGTGCGCCGGCTGGAAAATCTGCCTCCCATTGAGGGTGGAGATATTTACACGGTGCAGCTGAACCTGACGCCGCTTGAGGACCTTAAAAAGAACAGCCCGGCAGCGCAGGCTGCCGCGCTTCGTCAGCTTCACAGTCACGTTTTCCCCGATATTCCCTTCGAACAGTCCCCGCTGAAGCAGGCGGCATAGGAGCATCCATGACCATTAAAAGCCTTCCGGCGGCGCCGGAGGGGCGACCTTTTGCGCGCGAAAAACCAGACCTGCCTGCTTCGGCGATGGAACGCTGGAACGGTAGCATCCGTGCGGCGCGCGACGGTGATAACAGTATCTCGATTTTTGACGTGATCGGCGCAGATTACTGGGGCGAGGGCGTGACCGCGAGCCGTATCGCCGGTGCGCTTCGTTCGCTTAATGGCGAAGACGTTACGGTCAACATCAACAGCCCCGGCGGCGACATGTTCGAAGGGCTGGCGATTTACAACCTGCTTCGTGAGTACGACGGCAAAGTCACCGTGAAAGTGTTGGGACTGGCAGCCTCTGCTGCGTCGATTATCGCAATGGCAGGCGATGAAGTGCAGATAGGCCGCGGCGCGTTCCTCATGATCCACAACTGCTGGGTCTATGCGATGGGCAACCGTCACGACCTGGCGCAGATTGCCACTGACATGGCGCCGTTTGATAAAGCCATGAGCGATATCTACCAGGCGCGCAGCGGCCTCGACGCCGCCACCGTCGATAAAATGATGGACGGTGAAACCTATATTGGCGGCAGCGAAGCCGTGGAAAAGGGCTTTGCTGACAGCCTGCTGTCTGCTGATGAAATCGCCGACGATGATGAAAGCCCCGTCGCCGCGCTGCGCAAGCTTGATGCGTTACTGGCGAAAGCAAACACGCCACGGTCTGAACGCCGAAAACTGCTTAAAGCCTTATCGGGCAGCACGCCGGGCGCTGCTGCCACCCCTGACGGTACGCCGAGCGCTGCCACCATCGAAAAAGAAACCATTGACCGTCTGGAAGCCGCCATTAGCGGACTGAAAGCGGCTGCCCAGTAAATACGGAGATGTTATGTCTGAAGTAAACGAGATCCTGAAAAAAGTCAGCGCCAGCATTGAAGAGGCCACCGGCAAATTCAACGCGAAAGCAGAAGAGGCGCTGAAGGAAGCCCAGAAAACCGGCAAGTTGTCGGCAGAAACTAAAGAAACCGTCGACAAAATGGCCTCCGAGTTTAACGCCCTGAAAGAGGCGGAAAAGACGCTCAAGGCCGCGCTCGGCGAACTGGAGCAGCAGGTCGCTCAGATGCCCCTGGCGAATGCAGCAAAAGTGGTCGAAACCGTCGGCCAGACCGTTATCAGCAGCGAAGCACTTAAAGCGTTCGCCGCCAGCGTTGAAGGTGGCAAGCGCGTGAGCGTGCCGGTTAATGCTGCACTGATCTCCACTGACGTGCCAACCGGTGTGGTAGAGCCGCAACGCCTGCCGGGTATCGACACCGCACCGAGACAGCGTCTGTTCATCCGTGACCTGATCGCCCCCGGCCGCACGGCGGCACCGGCTATCTTCTGGGTGCAGCAGACGGGCTTCACCAATGCGGCAAAAGTGGTCCCGGAAGGTACCGCCAAACCGTACAGCGACATTCAGTTCGCCACCCAGATCACCCCGGTAACCACCATTGCGCACATGTTCAAAGCGTCCAAGCAGATCCTGGACGACTTCGCGCAGCTGCAGTCCACGATTGATGCGGAAATGCGATATGGCCTGAAGTATGTCGAAGAGCAGGAAATCCTGTTTGGCGACGGCACCGGCGCGCATCTGAAAGGCATCGTGCCGCAGGCGTCCGCCTTCAGCGCCGCGTTTGAAGTCGAGAAACAGAACGGAATTGACGTGCTGCGCCTGGCGATGCTGCAGGCACAGCTGGCGCGCTTCCCGGCGTCCGGCCATGTTCTGCACTTCATCGACTGGGCGAAGATTGAACTCACCAAAGACAGTCTGGGCCGCTACATCCTGGCGAACCCGGCTGCGCTGAGCGGGCCGACCCTCTGGGGCCTGCCGGTGGTGGCGACCGAAACGGCAGCGTTCCAGGGTAAGTTCCTGACCGGCGCGTTCAACGCGGCTGCGCAGCTCTTCGACCGCGAAGATGCCAACGTGGTGATCTCCACCGAGAACGCGGATGACTTCGAGAAAAACATGATCTCGATTCGTTGTGAAGAACGCCTGGCGCTGGCAGTGAAACGCCCGGAGGCGTTCATCTACGGTGCGTTTACTGCGACGGCCGCCGGTGGCGGTGCGTAACCCTTATCAGCGGCTTCCAGGCCGCTTTTCTTTTCCCTGAAGGAGAACGTCATGAAGCTGATCGCTATCAAGCCCATCTATTTTGAAGGCAATGTACTGACCGAAGGCACTGAGTTCGAGACGCTTGAGCAGCACGGTCGCGAATTGCTTAAAAAAGGTTACGCCGCCGCACCGTCGAAGAAAAATACTGCGGAGCAGCCGGAGCAGCCGGAGCAGCCGGAGCAGCCGGAGCAGCCGGAGCAGACAGCAGCAAAAAAGAAGCAGAAATAAGGGGCGCGCATGCTGACCAGAGAGCAGGTTAAGCATCACTGCAATATCGAGCCGGATTTTACGGAGGACGACAACTGGATCGAAAACAGCATAAAGGCGGCTTCGCGGTATGTGGAAAAGTGGACCCGCCGCCGGCTTTATGATTCACCTGAAAATCCGGGCTACCTTTCCGACCCTGACCACCTGCTTTACAGCGATGATATTGAAATGGCGATGCTGATGCTTATCGGGCACTGGTACGCGAACCGTGAAGCGGTCAACGTGGGTAACGTCACCTCTGCACTGGCCCTCTCCACCGAAGCACTTCTTCAACCTTACCGGGTGTATGGCGTATGAAAGCAGGAAGACTACGGCACAGGGTAAGCCTGCAAAAACCCGCTACCGGGCGGCTACCGTCCGGGCAACCGGCAACAGGATGGATTGATGTTGCTTCGGTACGCGCAGAAGTCGCAGATGTATCGGGACGGGAGATGATGGATGGTGGCGCGGAGCTGAGCAGCACCACTACCCGAATTTGGATGCGGCGGTATCCGGGTATTCCGGTAACGACAGGGTGGCGCGCCGTTCACCTGCCGCCTACCGGCAACGGTGAAATATACGATATCAGTTCGGTTATCTCTGCGGAAAACGGCACCAGACTTGAACTACTCTGTCAGAAGGGGGTGAAGCAGTGATATCGACGAATCTTGATTTTTCCGGACTGGCCGACATTGCAAAGGATCTGGAAACACTCAGCCGGGCAGAAAATAACAAGGTATTACGTGACGCGACGCGTGCGGGTGCTGAAGTTCTGAAGGATGAGGTCGAAAAGAGGGCCCCAGTTAAAACCGGCAAGCTGAAGAAAAATGTTGTGGTCGTGACGCAGAAAGCGCGTCGCCGCGGCGAAATTTCATCAGGCGTACATATCCGCGGCGTAAATCCGGTCACAGGTAACAGTGACAGCACCATGAAGGCCAGCAATCCGCGTAACGCATTTTACTGGCGCTTTGTTGAGCTTGGTACATCAGCTATGCCGGCGCACCCTTTTGTGCGTCCGGCCTTCGATACCCGTCAGGAAGAGGCCACGCAGGTGGCGCTTCGGCGGATGAATCAGGCGATCGATGAGGTGCTGGCGAAATGACGGAGGCTGATATCTACGCGCGACTCGGTGCACTGGCAGGCGGCAATGTTTTCCCGTTTGTCGCCCCGCAGGGCACAGCAGCACCGTGGGTAGTTTTCCTTCTGCCCGCATCTGCCAGCGAGAATGTTTTATGCGGACCGGCAGAAACCGCCTGCGCGGTTCAGGTAGATGCCTGGGCCAGCTCGATTGACGACGCCCGCGCGCTGCGCGAGCAGGTTAAATCAGCTCTTGCTGATCTGCATCCCGTTGGTCTGAACGAGATTAACGCATACGAGCCTGACACTGCGCTGTACCGCGCCACGCTGGAAGTTCAGATCTGGCAATAATCCACTCAGCCGCCTCCGGGCGGCTTTTTTATATTCGGAGCTCTCTATGTCCTCAAAGTACGAAAAAACGCAGGGAACGAAAATTAACGTTTCCGCCGATCCGGCAACGGTGCCTAATCCCACCGGTGCGACCTGGCAGTCCATTAACTGTTCGACCAAAGAACTCAGCTATACCGGCGGGCAAAAATCGGATATCGACACCACCACCCTTTGCTCCACCGAGCAGGAGATGACGAACGGCCTGGCTGCGCCCGGGGAGATGACGGTTTCCGGTAACTGGTCAGCCGATGAAGAAGGTCAGAACACGCTTCGCGCCGCCTACGATACCGATGCACTGCATGCGTTTCAGGTGATTTTCCCCTCCGGTAATGGTTATGCGTTCCTGGCAGAAGTACGCCAGAACAGCTGGAGCCTGGGCACGGCCGGGGTGGTGACGGCGTCGTTTACGCTGCGCATCAAAGGAAAACCCGTCCCGATCGTACCGGCCCCAGCAGCAGGTTAATCACAGCGGCGAAAGCCGCTTTTTTAGTGCTAAAACGAGAGTCATGAAATGGAAAAGCAGGTTTCACAGAGTTCACTCCGCGCGCTTGCGCTGGCACCTATGGCGGGCTTCCGTACCAAAGTCGTGACTGTACCTGAATGGGAAAACGCCACAGTAAAACTGCGTGAGCCCTCCGCTCAGGCCTGGCTGGAATGGCAGCAGGTGCTTAACCCGAAGCAGACAGATGGCGAGCCAGAAGAACTGACGGCTGCAGAGCGGGCGCTGCGTAACAAGAGCGCTGACGTCGTTTTGTTTATTGATGTACTACTTGAAGAAGATGGCTCGCAGGTATTTTCTGAAGAAGACAAGCCGCAAGTGGAGCTATTTTATGGCCCGGTGCACGCCCGTCTTCTTAAGCAGGCACTCGATCTAACCACTTCGGCTGCCGAAGTGGAAAAGCCGTAAGCCAGCCCGGCACTTTCTTCCTGATGACACTGGCGCTGCGTCTCGGGCGTACGCTTCTTGAACTGAAGCAGACAATGACGGCCAGCGAGTTGCGTATGTGGATCGAATTTGATCGCCTCAACCCGATCAGCGACCGGCGCGGCGATATCCAGGCTGCGCAGGTTGCCGCTGCAGTGCTTAACTCACAGGGCGCAAAGTTAAGCATTGATGATGTTCTCCTGCAGTGGAGCGCGCCGGATCAGCAAGAGGACAACTCCGGGCTGGAAGGCTTTTTTGCTGCGCTGGCACAATGAAGTAATGGCCTGCTGTCGCCTTAGCTGCGGCACACACTTAATGATTCTGATCCCTGCAAAATAGTAGGGTAGGGATAAGGCTATAATGTTAGGATGTTTCCGATTGCAATTAACGGAAACATAAAATGAAAAAATTAATGGTTTTAGGGGTTGGATTATTGATGCTCACTGGATGTGCGACCAAGCAGTATCCACAGGCTTCGTCTGTAACGAGCGAGGAGGCCAGCGCATTCGACTGTAAGGCATTAAATGTAGAGATTGCTAAAGCACATAGTGTTCAGCAGGAGATTGAAAGCACCGGCCAGTTTGATGGACGTACTGTGCTTGGTTTTCTCGGCGACTTCGGTATCGGAAACGGTATGGCCAAAAGTGATGCGCGAAAAAAAGCACATGAGCGTCTGAATCAGCTCGAGTCACTTAAAGCAGTGAAATGCACACAGCAATAATTAAGTGCGAAATTCATTTCGACTTACGTAAGAACAAGTTCCGGTTGAATTTTTAAATGTGAACCCGCTTCGGCGGGTTTTTTTATGGGACTAACATGGCCACTCTGCGCGAATTAATAATCAAAATCTCTGCAAATTCTCAGTCATTTCAGTCTGAGATTTCCCGCGCCTCCCGGATGGGCTCTGATTATTACAAAACGATGGAACAGGGGGGCCGCCGTGCGGCTGCCGCTACGCGAGAAACGCAGCGTTCTTTAGGCGAGCTCAATGCGCAGCTTGCATCGGTTAAGTCATCCGCAGCAGGTATGGCTGGCGCGTTTGCCGGAGCGTTTGCTACCGGACAGCTGATTCACTATGCCGATACCTGGAACCAACTGAATGGTCGTCTGCGGCTCGCCTCTTCTTCGGCACAGGACTTTACTACGGCGCAACAGTCGCTGATGTCTATCAGTCAGCGGACCGGAACCTCTTTTGAAGCAAACGCCAATCTCTACAGCAGAATCGCTCAGTCCCTGCGTGACGCTGGCTATGCATCTGCGGACGTGGCGAACGTCACCGAAACCGTTGCGACCTCCCTCAAGTTATCCGGCGCCAGCACGGAAGAAGCCAGTTCTGTAATTACGCAGCTCAGTCAGGCGCTTGGTTCTGGCGTGCTGCGTGGTGAGGAGTTTAACGCGATTATGGAAAGTGGCGGACGTCTCGCCAAATTTCTTGCCGACGGTCTTCACACGACGATCGGCGGACTGCGTAACATGGCCAATAATGGGGAACTGACCACCGATAAGATTGTGCCGCTGCTGACCAATGTGGCGCAGCTTCGTAAAGAATTCGACACCCTTCCGGCAAGTATCAGCGGATCTGCTCAGAAGGTAGAGAACGCTTTTATGGCCTGGGTGGGCGGCGCTAACCAGGCCGTGGGTGCATCTTCCTCATTGTCGGGCGCACTTGATGGACTGGCAGAAAACATCGATACCGTAGCGAATGTCGCGGGCGCGCTTGTCGGGCTGGGCGTGGCGCGATACTTCGGCAATATGGTCGGCAGCATCACAACTGCAACAGCTTCTCTGGTTGGGAATACAGCAGCAGAGGTGGGGCTTGCGGAAGCGCAGCTGCGCGGCACCCAAGTCAGTGTGGCAACGGCAAGGCAGGCTGTTTACCGTGCGCAGCAGGCCCGTGCCGCCGCGGCTGGCATTGAGGCGCAAATCACAGCAGAGCGGCAGCTAATCGCGGCGCAGGCACAGCTTCATAACGCTATCAGCGCCCGCTCCTCCGCTGCCAGCCGGTTAACTGAAACCGCCTCTGTGATGTCCCGCCTGGGTGGTGGCGTACTGAGCCTGTTAGGCGGCTGGCCGGGCGTCATCCTGGCATCTGGTGCAGCGATGTATGGCCTGTACCAGCATACCGAGCAGGTTCATAAAGAAGCTGTAGGCTTTGCCAGTAACCTGGATGAGATCAACGCCCGGCTTAAGGATATGTCATCCCTCGGCCTGCGCTCTACGGCAGCGAATGCCCGCTCATCCATTGATGCCCAGAAAAAGGATATAGCCGATCTCGACAGTCAGATAGCTAGGGTTAAAGACAGTCTGACGGGGCTCGCACAAATTCAGCAGGACTATAACCAAAACCCAACCATGACGTGGATTAACACGTTTATGGACCAGGCGGATATTACAGAGAAAAATATTTCTCTTACGGATCAGCTGAACAATCTGGAGTATCAGCGGGAGCAGGCCGTTTCAAAACTTCAGCAGACCCAACGATTGTTTAACGACGCCAGCGAACAGGCTACGCAGAAAGCCATTCAGGAGGCAGGGGCTATTGCCACCCTGAAAGGGGCATATGATCTACTGAACCGCAGCATGGGGGTAACACCCGCCAGTCGACCGGCATCATATGCCGGGCCGGTGATATCCACGTCGAACGCGACGCCCCAGCAGACAACAGCGCTGGAAAAAGCCCGTCGAGATAATGAGCTGGCGAGTCTGTCCGGTTTGCAGAAACTTCATCAGCAGCATGTCTATGAAGCGCAGGATCTGAAACTGACCGGGGCGCTCTATACCCAGTACATTTACAACAAAGATCAGGCTGCGCGGAAAGATGAAGCGTCGGCACAGGCCAAAAAGAATGAGACTGCTGCGACTAATGCCCAGAATAAAGCGGCGAGAGAAGCGACACAGACTGCTGAGCAGTACAGCCGAAAAATCGCCGATCTGAGCGTTGCTGTAGAGGTTCAGAAGGTGCGCGCCACGCAGGGAGAAAAAGCGGCTAAGCTCTACGCTGCCTCTCATGAAAATGGCGTGAAGTGGAGCGAGGAGCAGCGAAAATCCATTGAGGCGGGTGCCGTGGCGCTGGCGCAGTGGACGCAGAAAGCCGATGAGGCTGTCCGCAAGCAGCATGAAATGGCTGACGCGCTGAAAGATCTGAAGGACGCTGCACGCCGCTACCAGGATGATGCTGACTTAACCGCCACTACGTCAGGAATGGGGAACCGCCAGCGTGAACAGTACCGCGAGCGGCAGGAGGTTGATCGCGTCTTTGATAAAACCGATAAGGGGGCAGAGGCAATCGCAGCGCGTCAGTCAGCGCTGGATGCGCTTGATAAAAAATATCAGCAGGCGAAGGCCAGCGAACTGGACTGGCGCGCGGGCGTAAGTGGGGGGCTTGCTGACTGGATGGATAACGTCAACAACATTGCCGGCACGGTATCGCAGGGCATTACCTCCACAATGGACAGTGCGCTTGATAACGTCTCCGCAATGCTGGTGGGTAACAAGGCCAGCTGGAAGGACTGGGGGTTATCTGTTCTGCAGACTATCTCAAAGGTTGCGCTGCAGATGGCCGTGGTTAACGCGATGGGTGGCGGTTCATCGGGCAGTGGACTTTTCGGCTCCCTTCTCGGAGGAATTGCGGGAGGCGTCGCCGGGAGCGCAACCGGCAGTGCTGGTGCGGGCACCGCCATTCAGAACTACGGTGCGTCGTTTCAGTTTAACGCGAAAGGCGGGGTTTATTCGTCAGCCGATTTGAGCAGCTACAGCGGTAGTGTCGTTGACACCCCCACCTTTTTTGCGTTTGCGAAGGGGGCTGGCGTGATGGGTGAGGCCGGACCGGAAGCCATTATGCCGCTGACCCGCGACGCCACCGGCAGGCTGGGTGTGAAAGCGCTGGGTAGCGGCACGCAGGGCGGCGCGGGCGTCAGCGTCAGCATCGGGGCTATTAATTTCACAGGCGACAAAGGTGGTGCACAGGGTAACGCTAACGCCGCGGGCGCGGTGGCTAACCAGCTCACCGGCGCCATCCTCGATACCATCAACTCGCAGCTGCGCAAGCCCGGCACCCCCTTGTGGAACGCCACGCAGGGCAAGCGCTAAAAATCAATTTACCACCCGCTACGGCGGGTTTTTTTATGGGTGAAATATGGCAACCGAAACCTTTACGTGGTGCCCGCGTATTAATGCCGGCGGTGAGGTCACTCACCGCGTCCGCCGCGCGCAGTTCGGCGACGGGTACGCCCAGGCGGCGGGAGACGGCATCAACGCCCGCGGTCAGAAATGGGATCTGGAATTCGTCGGGGATGAAAGCTACATCACCGCCATTATGGACTTCCTGGACAGACATGGCGGCAGCCGTTCATTCATCTGGCAGGCACCGCTGAAAGGCGCGGGGCTTTACCGCTGTGACGCCTACCGCCCGTCGGCGCCGGGCGGTGGCATTTTCTCTCTCACCGCAACCTTCACACAGGCATTCGCTCCGTAGGTACTTATGGCAATCAGTAATGACGTTCAGAAGCTTGAGCCCGGCGACAGTGTCCGCCTGGTGACCGTCGATGGCTCGGCGTTCGGCGCGGGCGTGCTGCGCTTTCACGCCTGCACCATTCCCCACACTCCGGAAGAGATCGCGGCGAGCGGCGGCGACACCTCGAAGCTTGCCGCTAAATCCATCTGGTTTGATGACGAGGAATACGGTGCCTGGCCGTTTGAAATTACCGGGCTGGCGTCGTCGAGTGACGGCCAGAGTGCGGAGCCGGTGCTGCGTGTAGCAAACCTTGATGGCGTGGTGACCGCACTCTGTCTGCGCTTTGATGACATGGTGCAGGCGAAGGTAACGATTCTGGATACGTTCGGGCAGTATCTCGATGCGCGCACCTTTCCTGACGGCAACTCGTCCGCCGATCCGGGGCAGTATTTCCGCCAGGTATTTTACATCGACAGCAAGGCGGCAGAGGACAACGAGGTGGTGGAGTTTCGCCTCTCCAGCCCGATGGACCTTCAGGGTCTGCTGATCCCGACGCGCCAAATCACGGCGGTATGCACGTGGGCCTGCCGCAACAAATACCGCAGCGGTGACGGCTGTACCTACAACGGCCCGCGCATGTTTGATCTGAAAGGTAACCCGGTGACCGACCCGGCACAGGATAAATGCTCAGGCCTGCTGACCGACTGTAAAAAACGCTTTGGCGCGGATGCCCAGCTCGATTTCGGCGGCTTTCCCGGTGCCAGCCTGATCCGGAGGTAACCATGCGCGATAAAACCATTGCCGATATCCTGGCCCATGCTGAGGCGGAATACCCGCGCGAGTGCTGCGGCGTGGTGGCGCAGAAAAGCCGCGTCGAACGGTATTTCCCGTGCCGGAACATCACCGGCGCGCCGGAGGAGCAGTTTGAGCTGTCGCCGGAGGATTACGCTGCGGCGGAAGACTGGGGCACCGTCACCGCCATTGTGCATTCCCACCCGGGCGAAGGCGCCACCACCCAGCCGAGCGAGCTCGACCAGCTGCAGTGCGACGCCCACGGCATCCCCTGGGTAATCGTCTCGTGGCCGGAAGCCGACGTGCGCACCATTGCGCCCCGCGGCGAACGGCCGCTGGAAGGGCGCGCCTTTGAACTGGGTTATGCCGACTGCTGGTCGCTGGTGATGGACTGGCACCGCCGCCAGGGCGTGACGCTTCGCAACTACAGCGTGGATTACCCGTGGTGGGAGCGGGGCGAAAATCTTTATATGGATAACTGGTATGCCGAGGGATTTCGCGAGGTCACAGAGCCGCGGCCCGGCGACATGGTGCTGATGCAGGTGTCCGCGCCGGTGGTGAATCACGCCGGTATTCTGCTGGAGGGTAACCAGCTGCTGCATCACCTCTACGGCCAGCTATCCTGCACCACACCATACGGCGGCTACCTGCGCGAGCGCACCATTAAAATAGTCAGACACAAGGATCTGCCATGAACCAACTGAAAACGGTGCGGCTTTACGGCGCGCTGGGTGCGCGGTTCGGTCGCGAGCACCGGCTGGTGATAGCCAGCCCGGCGGAAGCCTGCCGCGCGCTGTCAGTCATTATCCCGGGCTTTGAGCAGTACATGCAGACGGCGCACCTGCGCGGCCTGCGCTTTGCCGTGTTCAGGGGGAAAAAGAACATCGGCCAGGATGAACTGAAGCACAACAGCGGCGAAGCGGATATCCGCATTGCGCCGGTGATTGCCGGCAGCAAGCGGGCGGGCGTGCTGCAGACAATACTGGGCGCGGTGCTGGTGGTGGTCGGTGCCATTGGCATGACCATCGGCCAGGCGTGGGGCGGCGCGACGTGGGGCCCTTATGCCTTACAGGCCGGTATAGGCTTAATGGCCGGTGGCGTGGTGCAGATGCTGTCACCCCAGCCCGGCGGGCTGGCATCGCGTCAGGACCCCGATAACGCGCCGAGCTATGCGTTCGGCGGGCCAGTGAATACAACGGCAATGGGCAATCCCGTCGGGCTTCTTTACGGTGAGCGCGAAATCGGCGGCGCGATTGTCTCCGCCGGCATCTACACCAACGACCAGTGAAAACGGGTCTGATAACAGCGCCTGCGGGCGCTTTTTTTATGGGCGCAGTATGGAAAAAATAACCGGTAAAAAGGGTGGCGGTGATAAACCCCGCACGCCGCATGAATCCCCTGATTCACTCCAGTCCATTGCGACCGCCAAAATCCTGCTGGCGCTGGGCGAGGGGGAGTTCGCCGGCGGCCTCACGGATAAAGATATCTTCCTCGACGGCACCCCGATCCGCAGCGCTGACGGCACGCTTAACTTTCCGGGTGTGAAATGGGAGTTCCGGCCCGGCACCCAGGCGCAGACTTACATCCCCGGCGTGCCGTCGGTGGAAAATGAAATCACCATTAACACCCAGCTTAAAGCGACACAGCCGTGGACGCGTGCCATCAGTAACACGCAGCTCTCTGCCGTCCGGGTTCGCCTCGGCATGCCTTCGCTGCAGCGCATGAAAGACAACGGGGATGTGGTCGGTTACCGCGTCGACTACAAAATTGAGCTGTCCACCGACGGCGGCGGGTATGTCACGGTGCTGAACGGCGCGTTCGACGGTAAGACCACCTCGCTGTATGAGCGCAGCCACCGCATCGATCTCCCGCCCGCCCGGACCGGCTGGCAGCTTCGCGTACGGCGGACGACGGTGGACAGCACCTCCAGCCGCATCGTTGACACCACCAATATCGAGGCGTATTCGGAAATCATCGATGCAAAGCTGCGCTACCCGAACACCGCGCTGCTCTTTGTGTCGTTCAACTCGAAGCAGCTCAGCAATATCCCGCAGATCAGCCTCCGCGCCCGCGGGCGGCAAATCCGTGTGCCCACCACTTACGATCCGGTGACCCGCACTTATTCCGGCACCTGGGACGGCTCGTTTAAATGGGCCTGGAGCAATAACCCCGCCTGGGTCTTTTACGATCTGGTGCTGAGCGACCGTTTCGGAACCGGTGACCGGCTGGATGCGACCCAGGTGGACAAGTGGGAGCTCTACCGCATCGCGCAGTACTGCGACCAGCCCGTGCCCGACGGTACCGGTGGAAGCGGTACCGAGCCGCGATTTCTCTGCGACGTGTATATCCAGAGCCAGAACGAGGCGTTTACGGTGCTGCGCGACCTGGCGAGCATCTTTCGCGGCATGACCTACTGGGCCGGTAATCAGCTGGCCGCGCTGGCGGACATGCCACGCGACATGACGTATGTCTACACCCGCGCCAACGTCGTCGACGGCAAATTCTCCTACGCCAGCGGCAGCGAGAAGAACCGTTATTCAACGGCGATGGTGAGCTGGTCAAACCCGGAGAACCATTACACCGATGAAGTGGAAGCGGTGATGGAGCCGGACCTGGTGCGCCGCTACGGCGTGCGCCAGACGCAGATCTCCGCCATCGGCTGCACGCGGCGCACCGAGGCCAACCGCCGCGGCCGATGGGCGCTGCTGACAAACGCTAAAGACCGGATGGTGAGTTTCGCCACCGGGCTCGAAGGCATGATCCCGCTGCCGGGCCATATCATCGGCGTGGCGGATCAGTATCTGTCCGGGCGGGTGATGGGTGGGCGTATCAGTCAGGTGAACGGTCGCGCGCTGACGCTCGACCGGGCGCCTGATGCAAAGGCGGGCGACAGGCTTATCGTCAACCTGCCGTCCGGCAAATCACAGGCCCGTACCCTTCAGGCGGTCAGCGGCCGCAACGTCACGGTGTCTGCGGTATTCAGCGAAACGCCGGAGCGCGAGGCGGTCTGGTCAGTTGATGCGCAGGATGTGGCAATTCAGCAGTACCGGGTCACGTCTGTCGAAGACAACAACGACGGCACATGGACCATCAGCGCAGTGCAGCACAACCCGGATAAGTATGCCGCCATCGATTCCGGCGCCCGGCTTGATGAGCGACCGGTATCGGCCATTCCTCCCGGCGCGCAGGTGCCGCCGGCCTCCGTGACGCTCAGCAGTTACAGCCGCGTGGTGCAGGGCCTCAGCGTGGAAACCCTGCGTGTCGCCTGGCCCGCCGCGCCCGGTGCCGTGGCGTATGAATGCCAGTGGCGCAAGGATAACGGCGACTGGGTGAATGTACCGCGCACGAGCTCGCTCGGCTTTGATGTGCAGGGAATCTATGCAGGGCGGTATATGGCGCGCGTCAGCGCCGTGAACGCCAGCGATGTTGCCTCGGTCTGGCAGACCAGCGACGAGGTGACGCTGACCGGCAAGGTGGGGCAGCCGCCGGTGCCGCTGAACTTCCGCACCACGCCGATCAACTGGGGAATTCAGATTGACTGGAACTTCCCGGACGGCGCGGACGACACGCTGATGACCGAAATTCAGTATGCCGCTGCGCCCGACGGCAGCGACGCGCTGCTGCTCTCTGATGTGCCCTATCCGGCGCGCAGCTACACGCAGCTCGGTCTGCGCGCCGGGCAAATCTTCTGGTACCGCGCGCGGCTGGTGGACCGCATCGGGAACCAGTCGGCGTGGACGGCGTGGGTACGCGGCATGGCGAACGACAACGCGGAGGATTACCTGGGCGATATCGCGGGCGACTTCATGACGAAGGAAGACGGTGAGGCGCTGCTCAGCCAGATAACCCTCGATCCCGAAGCCATTCTGCAGAATGCCCTGGGCGGCCACGACACGGTGAACCAGCAGTGGAAGATGTATGGCAATAACCGCGCGGGCATCATTGAGGCCCGGACGCTGGCCGCCGATGCCGGTAAGTCCGTCGCGGCGCTTGAGACAACGGTGAACGCGAAATTTGACGATTTCAACGCCACCGCCAGTCGTCTCGAGAAAGCCACGGCGGATAACACATCGGCCATCAGTGAGATAAACGATACGGTGGTGGCGCGGTTTGACGATGTGGCGGCCGCGGTAGAAGGCAAAATGGATGCGTATGTTGATGCAAACGGCGGCTCTGCCATCTACACCATGAAAACCGGCGTGCAGTATAAGGGGCAGTATTATGACGCCGGGCTGTCGGTGGCGGTCACCATTAACGGCACCGCTGTCGATACCCGCTTTGCAGTGAATGCGAATCAGTTTGTTGTGATGAGCGGCAGCGGAAACAACCGTTACTCACCGTTTGCAGTGGTAAACGGCCAGGTGTTTATGAACTCGGCCTTTATCCAGGACGGCACGATTACAAACGCCAAAATTGGCGCCTTTATTCAGTCAAATAACTATGTGGCGGGTAAAACCGGCTGGATGATTAATAAGGCTGGCGCCGCGGAGTTTAATGACGTGACGGTGCGGGGGGCCATTATCGCAACGGAGGGACGATTCTCCCTGGCCGGTAGCGGAAATGGTGTGGTCATCAACGGTAACGGTGTGACGGTAAACCTGGCGAATGGCGGGCGTATCATTCTGGGGGAATGGAATTAATGCCGAGTGGGCTGTATATCGATCTCAATGACGGCGGTCCGGCGATGACCATTACCGCGGGGCTGCGGTGCCCGTCCTATTGCGGGTATGCCAGCGGCAGCGGGAATCAGTACGCGATACCGGGCTATGTGGCGGGTGCGTCAGCCGTCTTCGCACCGCATGTCACAGCCGGGATTTATCTTGGCGGCAGTACAAGCCTGATCCCGGATATGGACGTGTTAACCGGCGTATCACAGAGCGGAAATGTGCTGACCTTCTCCGCCTGGTCAAACTACAAAATGAGCAACGGGAAAATATACCCCGGCACGGTCTGGCAGATCCTGCCCGCCAGTCAGTCGGGCAATCGCGGGCTTTATATTTCTGACAGTACTGATTTCACCATTATCACGGACGGGGCCGCGGTCGGTCAGTGTGTGTATCGGGGGCGGGTGACGTTTAACGGCTCCTGGTCACCGCCCCCGACCGGCTACACCCGGCAGTCTTACGCCGTATTTGCCAGGTGGAGCGCCAGCGGTGTGGTGGTGGAATACGACGGTAACGTGGTCCGGGCCGTGGCCGAGCGTAACGGGGCGAACGTCAGCGCGACCGTAACGATGGACGTGGTGATTTTTGCGACCGGCACCGCGCCGGTTCCGGGGCCCGGACTGAACTTCTTCAACAGCAGAGGTCAGTGCACCTTTTCCACAACAAAGCGCCCGTTCCTCTACAGCAATGCCTTCTACAGGCCGTCAGTGACTGCCACTGATATCGGGAACCGGTACATCATGCTCGGTCGTTACGGCGCGCAAACCGACATCTCCGGCGGCTGGTGTTATGCAAAATATCAGGGGCTGGTCCGGGCGGGTAATGCCGTCCGGGTGGGGCGCGGTTATGTGGCTGCGGTATGGACGTCTGACTATTCGCTGGACGTAAACAGAACGACCGGCATGAATATCCTGTTACTCGACAGCATGTACTGACCGCTTATTGACTGAGTGCCCCGCTACGGCGGGTTTTTTATTTTAAGGAGCAGCCCTGATGGCTAAAGGCACGATCAGCATCACAAACGGCGCAACGACCATCAACGGCGACGGCACCACATTTACCAGCGAACTGATCGCGGGGGATTACGTCGTCTTCACGGCGGGTCAGGTTGTCTACACGCAGGCCGTTAAAACGGTTAGCAGCGACACGGCGCTGACGCTCACCAGAACGTACACCGGGCCCGATGCGGCGGGGCTGGCATGGTCAGCGGTGCCGCGCGGTACCATGAGCCAGGTAACTATGGAAGTGGTGAATCAGGTTACCGAAGCCTTACGCGGGCTCAACCTCGACAAAGCCAACTGGCAGCAGGTTTTTTCCGCAGGTGAGAATATCACCGTTACGCTGCCTGATGGCAGCCAGTTTAAAGGGCCGAGCTGGCCGTCACTGGTGAGCCTGCTCGAAGACCTCGACCCGGGCAGTCTTCAGAAAATCGTGGAGGATATTAAGCTGGCGCAGGCCACGTCCGCGCGGACCGGCAGGCTGCCGAGACGGCCAGGAGCGGGGCGAAGGCTTCCGCCGATAATGCCGCCGCGGCTAAAAAGGCGGCAGAGGAGGCTATGGCCGTTGCCAGCAGAGGAGCCAGCGATGCCACAGCCAGCGCCAGGACGGCGGCGCAGGCCGTGAGCACTGCCAGCCAGGCCGCTACTGACGCACTCGCTCAGGCCGATCGTGCGCAGTCGCTGGCCGATAAATTTGACGCCGAAAAAGTCCTTACAAAAGACGCGAACCTGTCCGACGTCACAGACAGGGCGGCATCCCTGCAAAATCTTCTTAACGGTAAGCCGTTGCCGCTGCCTGCGGAAGCGGTATCTGATTATGATGCGGTCACCCTGCGTCAGCTCAAAGCGTCGTCTGGTGGGGGCGGTGGGGCAAGCATGAACGGCGTGATGAATGACTTCATCGGCGCAGTTCAGTGGTTCAACGGCTCGCGGGCGGCGCTGCCTGCCGGTTATATCGCGGCAGACGGCCAGCTTGAGAGCCGTACCGATGCAAAAACCGCCGATTTATGGGTCGCCGTAAACGCCGGTATTCTGACGGCGACGCAGACGGATGCGGTCTGGCTGACGTCCAGCAACGCTGGCGCACCGGCCATGAACCGTGGCATGTACTCGCCTGGAAACGGAACGACAACGTTCCGCGTGCCGGATCTCAACGGCATTCAGGACGGCAGTATCAAATCGCCGTTCCTTCGCGGCGCTGCGTCCGGTGACGTGGTCGGGCGAATTTTGCAGGACAGCGCACCTAACATTTCCGGGCAATTGTTCGCCTACAACTACGATCAGTCAACCAGCGGTAAAAACGGGTTTGTCAGCTGGACCAACGGCGGGAATAACGTATTTCAGCTTGACGGTACCACCACCAGTTCAACCCGATATGAACGTTACGTTCTTGATGCCAGCACTCAAAACGCAAATTATGGTCGTGACGGAAGCGGTGAGATCCACCCGAACGAGGTTTTTGGGATCTGGATTATCCGCGCGTCCGGCGCATTTCAGGCGGCCGGCACGTCCTTCGACGTGGTTAATTCATACGCAACGCAGCCGGGCAACGGCGTGCTGATGCGTGGTGGTGATGTTAAGTCAACGATGAAGGTTGCAGGCCAGATTAAATCGTCCGCCTCGCTGGTTGCGCTACAGCGGGTTGGGGCGCGACCGTTCTCTGCCATCACTGTAAACGACGGGGCCACAACCAGGGTATACAGCATTCCGGCCTCTGATGTTGACGTTGAGCTGCTTGCCACCAATTCGCCCCAGGGCGCTGTGGCATGGTGTCGTTTCAGTGGTGACACGATAGTCGCGGCTTTTAACATTTCCTCTGTCACTAAGGAGGCGGCAGGTGCTTACCGGCTCGTTTACCAGAACCCACCGGCAGATGAAATCAATCAGTCCATTATGGTGACGGCAATTCAGGGCTCTAATGATGTTAACGCGATCAGCGGCAGCGTTTATTCGATCAGCAAAACCTCTTTTGCTGTTGCGACAAGGAATAACACGGGTCGGATTGACGCCTCCGTGATGGTTACGGTTCACAGGAAATAGATATGGAAAAGCGAATTATCTATAAATCAGAGTTTGGTGTGTCGCTCATGATCCCTTATCTCCCATGCGGCCTGACCGTTCTGGAAATCGGGCAGAAAGATGTTCCCGACGGCGTCCCATTCTGGATCGTTGATTCTGCCGAGGTGCCTGACGATATTCCGCAGGAGGCGTGGGAAATTAACGAAAGCACTATGCCTGCGCCGGACGGGTATGGCGGAACCTATGAGGCTGCCCGCGATGATTAAAATTAATCAGGAGAAGTTAGAGGCCATCAGGGCCGCAGAAGTGCGCGCCGAACGCGATCGACTTATTGCCGCTTCTGACTGGGCAATGATGCCTGACGCGCCGACCGACAAAGAAGCATGGGGCGCTTACCGGAAGGCATTACGTGAGGTTCCACAACAAGAGGGTTTTCCCGAAAAAGCTGTCTGGCCGGTGCCCCCGGTCACCGTAAGCGGGGAATAATTTGATCGCATTACTCTCTGGTAGAGAAGATAACTATCATTGTCATGCCCCCAAATATGACTCATGTCAAAACAACGACATTATTAAATCATTCACATGATATTTTTACAGTGAAGTGTCAGCCCATATCCTCTTCTGGAAAGAAGTGGGTATGGGTGATCGGGATGAAATTTATACTGTCATATTTAAAGGGCAGATGATAAAATTTCTCAAATTATTAATATCTTAAATTTAACCGTGAGCTGGCGAGGGTTTTTTCTTTATTCTGCTTCACATTCCATGAGCTTAAATGAATAGGTTTCGTTTTGGTTTGTAGCAACGAGGATTTTATCATCACCAATGAATGCAACTTTTCCTTTAATGAAATTAGAACATTTGCTTTTATCAAACATCTCTAGATTGTAAATTAACCATTGAGATTTATAGCTTATGTAAGACATGTAATCGTTGCCCTTGAGTGTTGCAAGGTGGAATAGGAAGGAACAATAAACAACGACTAAAAACATTTGTATTAACAAAGTCACCTTATGCAGGAATGTTTTGTTGTTTGGCTGGTAACCTGGGAACAAGAATTTAATAAGTTTTTCATCGTATACAAAAAACCAACCCCATAAAGGCAATGTTATCAAGATGATAGTAAATGGCAGTGACATAACAATGGGGATAATCAAGGGGATCATTGCAGTAGCAATGAATATTAAAGAGTGAGGGAAATTTGACGGTGATACAGATGTGATGTCATTTATTATTATTCCAGAAAGGCATAGGGCTAAATTTACGCAGATAGAGCCTGCCAAGATTAAAATTCCTTTACCTAAAGTTGTTTCGTATGCTTTTTTATATAATTTAATTAAGAAACTCACTACTGCATAAGACCAATACATCAAAGTTATAATAAAAAAGCCTTTCCATAATTTCTCACTTCCCGATAGAGAAAGCAAATATAGAATAAACATGGATATAATTAGGTTTCTAATTACTTTTTGTGAGGAATCGAGTTTTGCATTGAATGTCGATACTTTCTTAAAAAAAACACTATTTAACATTGTTCGCTCCGCATAGTTAGTAATGAGCAACCGATCTTATGACTTTTCAGTAAAGCATGCTAGTATATATAGAGAATATATCTCTGGGATTGTAGGGGTGTGGAACTGGCATGAATGTAGTATCCATAGTTTCTCTCATATCAAAACACTACATATTGTATTAAATTTCATGCCCGTGCGGATTATATAGCGTATATTGAGGTTTATTTTTCTTTTCACATAAGATTCAGCTCAATTAGCTTAAATACTGACAATCAGGCTGCGTTATTCGAAAGCACGTCCGCCCGAACTCGACGTACATTTTCCAACTCTTACTGGGCAATGATTCCTGACGCGCCGACTGACAAAGAAGCATGAGGCGCTTACCGAAAGGCATTACGTGAGGTTCCACAACAAGAAGGTTTTCCCGAAAAAGCTGTCTGGCCGGTACCCCCGGTCACCGTAAGCGGCGAATAATAAGCCGGCGCGTTGTCCTGGCTGAGCAGCTGTTAAAATTTCTCTGCCGTTACGATTAATAGGCCGCTTGGTCTTGATTTCGTTACCTCCTGAAACTACTGTATAAATACACAGTAATTTTTACAGGAGGTACATAATGAAAATACACCCCCTCGTCTTGCCGGTTAAGCCGGTCAGCATCCCATTCTATGCAGACCTGATTTCTGCTGGTTTCCCGAGCCCTGCCGCTGATTATATCGACAGCGGAATTGATCTTGTTTCCCACCTTATTGCACACCCCTCATCCACCTATGTTCTGCGGGTCGCAGGAGACTCGATGCGCGATGCTGGTATTCTCGATGGCTCCCTTCTGCTGGTGGACTTCAGCCTTCACGCGAAGCATAACGATATCGTCGTCGCCAATATCGGCGGGGAGTTCACCGTGAAAAGGCTGGTGACGTACCCGGTGGCGCAGCTGTGCGCCGAGAACCCGGCTTACCCGCCTATAGCTGTTTATGACGCCGACGACCTCGAAATCGTCGGCGTTGTCATTTGCGTGATAAATACCCTGCACCGCAATGTTCGCGCTGGTTGATATGAACTCGTTCTACACGAGCTGCGAGACGGCATTCCGTCCGGATCTGGCCGGTCAGCCCATTGTGGCGCTCTCGAATAACGACGGCTGTGTGATAGCGCGCAGCCGCGAAGCAAAAGCGCTTGGCATAAAAATGGGCATGCCCTGGTTCCAGTTGCGCGAGATGCAGTTTCCGCAGCGGATCATTGCCTTTTCCAGCAACTATGAGCTTTACGGTGACATGAGCCAGCGGGTGATGACCACGCTTGAGGAAATGTGCCCGCGCGTCGAGGTCTACAGCATCGATGAGGCGTTCTGCGACCTGACGGGGGTGCGGAACTGCCGCGACCTGGCTGATTTTGGCCGGGAGATACGCGACACCGTCCGGCGTAACACCCGGATCCATTGTGGTGTCGGTATCGCCCAGACGAAAACGCTGGCGAAGCTCGCCAATCGCGCGGCGAAGGAGTGGCCGCAGACGGGCGGGGTGGTGGACCTGTCGAACCAGGCGCGCCAGCGGCGGCTGATGGCGCTGATGCCGGTGGAGGAAGTGTGGGGCGTCGGTCGGCGTATCGCCAGAAAGCTGGAGGCAATGGGCATTAAAAACGCACTACAGCTATGCGATACCGACATCCGCTTTATCCGCAAACATTTCAACGTTGTGCTGGAGCGCACCGTGCGCGAGCTGCGCGGCGAGCCCTGTCTGGAGATCGAGGAGTTTGCCCCGGCGAAACAGGAAATCGTCTGCAGCCGGTCATTCGGGGAGCGTATCACTGATTATGAAGCGATGCGTCAGGCTATCTGCAGCTATTCAGCGCGCGCGGCGGAAAAGCTCCGCGGCGAGCATCAGTTCTGCCGGTACATTTCGGTGTTCGTGAAAACGTCGCCGTTCTCTGCTGAGCCGTATTACGGCAACCACGCCGGGACCAAATTGCTGACGCCCACACAGGACACGCGCGACATTATCGCCGCGGCGACGCGCTGCCTCGATGCGGTCTGGCGCGACGGCCACCGGTACCAGAAAGCGGGCGTTATGCTGGGTGACTTTTTCAGCCAGGGCGTGGCGCAGCTGAATCTGTTTGACGAGAACGCGCCGCGCGCGAACAGCGAGGCGCTGATGTCACTGATGGACAAACTGAACCAGCAGGGGCGGGGCACCCTCTATTTTGCGGGGCAGGGCATCCAGCAGGCGTGGCAGATGAAACGTGAGATGCTGTCGCCTTGTTACACGACGAGGTTGAATGATGTGCCAGTAGTAAATGCAAGTTAATAAAAAGCTTGCCTCGAGTAAATACACCTCGGTACAATATAAAAAACGGCCTAATCAGGCCTTTTTATATCTTTCGCGATTTACTAAAGTGTAGGGGCTTTAGCTGACGGGCTGGCAGGCTGTGGTGGGTAGTTTCTTCATACATAGCCTTTGCTTTTTCAAGACCTTTTTGAGCCATAATCAGCACTGCTTCGGCGTCGGCCTTAGGGTAGTCATCATCAAGATTATAATCTGCCCATTTCCGTTGGATGTGCAGATGCTTAAGCAATGTTCCTAACGAGATGAGTTTCATTTTATCAAAAGGCTCATTACCCATAAGCCATGCACTATCAATGAGATAGTCTCTTACGGATCTATGGGTAGCTGGGTCAGGGCCTTTCTCTAGTTTCGAGCATACCTCATGATAGAGGCCGTAGTATGCTCTTCCGACAGCATTTCTGTACCCGATCTCATCGCCATGAGCTATGCATTTCACAGCAAAGTTAAAAAAGTCTTGCCCGTTAACTGTCACGGCGTTGCTCCATGCCATCCATATCGCTGCGGAACCAAGAAGTAAAAGGCAAAGAGCGATACTCCTCGGAAGACAATAAGCAGAGCATTTCGAGATTCAGCTCTGCTAGAATCTCGGGATCATCAGTTTCTGCGCGTACAACGAAAGCGTTGTCTAAATCTTCATTAACAAAATAATGAACACCAATGCAGTTGATCCCATGTTTGTTGGCAATACCTTCTGCCGCATCACACAGTACTTGGATTTGATTCGAAGAAAGCGTTGTGGCCTGCTTGAATTTTTCAACCTGTGCAATCATAAATGCCCCTTGATCCTTCAATTCTTGTTTTTCTTTTCCGTCACAGAGCGCAGCGAGCTTCAATGTATAGCGACGGATGAGCTTAACATCGCCTATACAGTAAGCCGCGTTCCTGGCAATGCGACGCATGGTAGGTAAACAGAATTGTTCTTCCAAGCGGAAGATTTCCATTCTATGGAAATAGTTATGAGCGCTTGAGCCAATGTAAGCTAGGTAGTTAAGTGCAATCGTGCCGTCTTCAAACTTTAGCGCATCATTGAACCATCGAACGGCTGCATCAAAGTCGCCTTTTGCGGCATAAAGGAGGGCGCTAAGATAAGCTTTTTCCTCGCCATGCAGCGCGGCGATAATCTTTTCAACGTTATCAATAGCTTCCTGTTCGATCACCTCTTTACGGTTTATGTATGACCATAAAGTATTGTGAAGTTCGTTTGCTTTCGTCTGTGCCTGAGCTGACATGCTAGACCTTGTAACTCATTAAAAATGAACAAATAAATTGTTCGGATGTCTTGGCGTAAGCCTTTATATGTAGGCGCAGAGTGTACCACTCTGCTACAAACTGTCACTCCGAAAGTGATTGTTTTCGTGCTCAACCCACATATAAAAAATGATAGTCGACGAATGTCACCTTTTGTAATCGGCAACGGAAACATAAACTTTAGAAGTTGGTTCTGGGGGATAGTCAGCTTTCTGAGCAACCCATTCCTATTTATATCTATGTGAATAATAACAATTAGATACTAAATTGAATGCAGGCAAAAAAACAACCACAATGCGCGGCTTTTCGAAGTTAGTGTGTCCGACAAGCCGTTGAGTTCCGGCTCTGCCTCACTGTGATTAAGAGATTAATCAATCATATAGCGAATTTGTTGTGCTACCGCTTTTATCTGGTTTTGCAGGTGTGCACCAAAAGGCATTGTAGGAAATTGAGCGTCAGGAACAAGCCATTCAATTGGATAACCTTGCTCATCTACGATGTATAACCCCGGATCACCCAAATGCGACTGCTGAAATTCAATAACATTTTTAACATGCTGGACAGCAGATTCGCGGGAGTACTGGGACGTTACGATAAGTATTGCCGCTTTTTCAGCTATAAAATCGTACAAGCCTTGACGATACTCTTCTTCCATTTGCTCGGTGATGTAGTCTGCTGCCATACGTACCTCTGACTTTAGCGAAGAAAACAAGTATAAGAAGACAAAAAAGCCCGCAAAAGCGGGCTTTCATAACACTACGAGCCGCGGCTCCTGTGCGTATCCTTTTTTGTCCCTTGGGTGTCCGGTCACCGTCCGGGTTAAGTGGCTAAGGCGCTGTTTTTAAAGCTTCTGTCCTGCCACTGTCCATGTAAATTTGGTGGAGCTGGCGGGAGTTGAACCCGCGTCCGAAATTCCTACATCCTCGGTACTACATGCTTAGTCCAGTCTTTACATTCGCCTGGCAGCTGCGGACGGACACGCCACTACCAGACTAGCCTGATTAGTTTTAACGCTTCAACCCCAGGCAGGGTATCCACGCGATCTCTTTTAGGTTTGACCTCTCTTGATCCCCGTCCTAAGAGCGGAGGCTAGGGAGAGAGGGCTCTAAGCAGGTTATTAAGCTGCTAAAGCGTAGTTTTCGTCGTTTGCGACTATTTTTTTGCGGCTTTTTACGAGGCCAACCGCCCCTCGGCATGCACCTTGGGTTTCGCGAATCCCGTCGAATCCAGAATCAGCCCCAAAAGTGTAACGCTAAGTATAACAGAGTTTACCCACGCCTTACCAGTCCATATCGTTTCGCCTGCTGACTGCTTGTTTTTTGCGCTTTCAGGTTGCCAGCAAAGCAGTTGCAGAAAAGTGAGACATCTTTCACAACTCTACCGCTTCGCTTCATTATTTCCCCGGAAAATACCCCCTGAATTCCTGGGAAATAAACCGAATAAAAAATAGAATATATTTTTACGCTTCTTTAAGAATCGGGTGATTAATTCATTTTTGATGATTTTAAAATTCATTAATAACGCCTGAGGCACATTTTAAATTTCCGTGACTTAACGACAAAATAACGCCGGGTAGACCACGCCGCATTATTGTGCAAGCACTCTTTTTTTTATGTTTTTTTTGCCAAACGGCACCGGGTTGCTTATACATTTTGTTAAGTATTTGTACACATAAACCGCTTCGTTTTAAATCAAGTTGTTGTTTTTTATTGGTTTAACAAATATTTCAACACATTTCGGGACATCGACTCTCCCCAGCGCCGCCCTGTTCGGTAAGGGGTAACCCATAAGTGTCTGTTAATGGACCCTCGTGCCGCGCAGCGTGCTTCCCCAGTCAGAGGAAATGAAGAATGGCCGTTCAAAATAGTCTTTCGCCTACCGTGGATATTCTCAACCAGAATACCGGAGATGTCGTTAACCATTATTCACAGAGTGCGGACCGGGTGGTGAATTTATCTCAGACCAGCATTGTGCGAATAAATGCTTCTCCCGAAACGGTTAATTTTTATGAACGGCAGGGAAACGACCTGATTGTCCATATGAAAGACGGGACAACGGTGCGCTACCAGAACTTCTTCCAGCTTGATGCTGAAGGTCAGCACAGCGAACTCATTTTCGAAGACGACAACGGCGTGCACCACGCGCTGTTTCCTTTTGCCTCCGAGCCCGGCCCGGCGGTCGCCGAGGCGATTGTGCCCACGATGGCGGAAACCTCCCTCGGCGCGCTGACGCGCGGAAGGGCTGACCACGCTGGAAGTACTGGG